TTTTAATATTGATAGTTCTTGCTGTGTTGGTTCAGTTTTCTTTGGTGGTTTTCCTCTTTTTTCAGTTGAGTTTCCTTTACTCTTCTTTGCCCAGTTGATTGCTTGTTTATCGTGAATAAGTTTATGAATTGCTGGATGATAAACATAAAGATGCTCTGGAATATTTCTACCACCTTCACATCTTGGTGGGTTGTGGTGAATATCAATATCCTTCATCTGCTCATCAGTAAGTCCATAATGTTCTTGGGCAACCTTACGATAGTTATACTTATCAGTAGAAAGAACAATAGCAGAGCACATAAAAAACTCCAAACCTACTATTATTTAGGTAGGTTTGGAGTTGTAATGAAGTTTATGTTAGTGTTTTGTAACAATCAACCAATAATACTATCTCTCCACTCTTCACTCATATTCACCATAATAGCCTCTGCTGCCTCTGGGGTTTCAGCATAACCTTCATCAAGTAGATGTGCGAGAATGATGTCGTAAATATCTACTTCTTCGTTTGCTTTTTGTCTTCTTCTTTTCTCCCTTTCAATAACCTTCAACTGAAACTCCCTAGCACTTCTACTTCTTCCTTTTCCTGGTTTTGGTTCGTCCTTTCCTCTGGAAACTGTATCAAGTTCTTTATCACTATATTTTTTATGTCTGGAAACAATATCTTTCGGTTTTTCCTGACTAAATCCAAAAGAAGCAGAATGTATTGATTTTCTTATACCTCTTCCAATCTTTGATGGTTTATTTGATTTTGATTTTTCAGGAACATTTTTAGAAGGAAAAGTTTTCCCACCAATAATACCACCAGATGCTTCATCAAGTTGCTGACTTTCAACAACTTGCATATATGCTTCTTGAAGATTGCGAAGTTCTTGTGCGTCCATTTTACAAATACTTTTTAGGTATTTATAAATCTATTCCCCACACCACCCTCCAGTGTGGATATGAGAGACGTTCTTATACACCCATAGGTCTCGGTTAACGGGTGTTTAACAATGTAACGAATTATGAGAGATCCGTAACATTTGTTTACCTATTTATCATACTACGGTCCTTTGCCACTGTCAAGGCCTTATTTTGGTTTCTTTCGTGCTGCTTTGACTTTCTTATCAATATGAGGATTGCCTGTAAGTGGCATGGCCCTTGCACTCTCAGGATCTAAACGATTAAATCTATCTGCAGATTTTTTACCATCAACTAAATCTGGATGCATACCATTGATCATTTTTGGTGGTTGTTCTACTGGAAATCCTAATGGTGCTGGTTTTCCATCATAATATCCTGGAATTTTATTCAGAATTTCTTTTGGAGATCTGAGTTTCTTCTCTGAGATTACTTGTCCTTGTGGTTCATAGTGTGCAACTCTGACTGGTAAAGCACCAGGCCTAGGTTTTGCAGGAACATACATTTTCATTTGTTTATCGTATTTAACATCCGTATGTGGTCCTAAAACACGTTGCCCACCTTGATTTGTATAATCTGCAGCGATTTGAGTATCTTGATAATTATCACTTGCTTGTTTAACTGGAGCCCACTCATTTCCTCCACCATATTTTGAACTTGGAACAAGTTGATAGGTTTTCTTAGTCGCTGGATCGTAGATTTTATCTCCAACGTTATTCATACCACTAGTTCCATCTGGCCTCAATCCATAACCACCAGCGATTTCAATACCAGGAGTATCTCCCGCTTGTCCTGGAGGTGTTTGTGCAAATGGATCATACTCACCAGGAGGAACAGTGCCTGTTCCTGGAAAATCAACTCCTAATATTTTTAACAAATACTCATCAGATGCCTCAAGCATTTCTCTCAATCTATTTTTCTTTTCTTCGGGTGATAGATCACCACTACCTGTTCTCACAAAAGACGTTGCCCTAGGATCATCAAGAGAGATAAAAACGTTTATAGGCATTTTTCCTCTCAAAGTAATAGAATTAAAAGTTGTATTTGGAGTTACTCCCCCAACAATATTCGCGTCTGTATTTGCATTTTGGTACACAACTAGTTTTAGATTACCCTGCTTAAGATTTGAAGGAATTGTAAGAGTATTACTTCCAAAACTTAATAATGTATCAATGGTTGAAAGAGTTCCAAAAGGAGGAAATTTGCGAGGAGATCCTCCTTTCCCATCACCATTTGTTGCTATAACATTTCCTGCACCATCTACTGTATAAAAATATGCATAGACTCCCGGAGTGAAAGTTCCTGCAGTATTATCAGACCAATATGGAGCTCCACCACCGCCACTTATATTAACAACAATATCATTATAGTTTGAATAATTAACTGAAAGTGTAGTGGTTCTCTGTATTGTAAAATTATGTCCTGAAATTATATTACCAGTAAATTCTGCCGGAACGTCTACAGCAGTGCTCAAATCAAGTTCACCTTGTTGCCCCGTTGTATAGAAATTTGATGTGGTCATTCCCTCTTCAATTAATTCCTTTCTCCAATTATACTTAAAAGGCGATGAAAACTTTTCAATTTCTTTATGTTCTTTTAATTTCTGTTCAATAAGTTTCTGTTGATGTTTTCGTTTAACATCTTTCATACTAATATGTCGCAGTGCTCTGGAATAAGTATTCATTTAGATATTAAACTATAGATTTTTGCTTTTAGATATTTATTCTAGCATACCTTTCCCTAAATACTTTTAGTGTTTACTCAAAGGAAAATGAAAAGACTTCTTTTAGCCTTTTCGTTATTCTTTATCACTCCTGTTAGTGCTGCTGAAATTACATCAAGAATTACTGATTCCGTTCAATTAGGTGTACAGGGCGCGGCGGTTCAATCAACAAGAATTGGGGCATCATATTCTGCCTCAGGTACAAATATTCAAGCAACATCCTTTGGTGGTGTAGGTGGTGCTGGAACTTATGATGTTAATAATCCAGGTCAAGCGTTTACTTTCTCAGAAAGTTACAATGCTGCAGATACTCCTGTAACAACACAATCTGTTACTTCAGGACAAATTGCTACACCAAATCTTTATGGTGATAGTGTTACTCAGTTGGCAGGAGACAAAGGATCTCTTGCAGGTACTCTCTCCCCAACTGGTGTTCCTACTGTAACTGCTGGTGGTGCAGGTACAAGTGCTACAGCCCAACGTAGTGTAGAACTAAGCGTATTCAAATGAAACACTTAACTCCCGCCTTGCTTTTAGCAGCGGGAGTCATTTGTACTCCCGCAATGGCTAACACTGTTGTGCCTAATTTTACTCGCGGTACTATTACAGCAACAACAGAATCAACAACAAAAGTTATAGAGTCAATTCGTGTAGTTGAATATACTACCGGAGAATCCTATACTGTTACTGGAACAAACATTAGCATTCCTAGCAATCCAGCTCCTGGTTCAAACTATACTATTATGGATCAAGGTGCTCCATTCCAGTTCAGTGAAACCTATCTCGGACCTGGAGTGGCACAAGAAACATGGATAGATCGCACCACAGAAACAAACTCAGTTACCAACTCGGTATCTGTCTTTACGCAATAATTGCAAGTAACACTGTTTACGCGCAATCTGCTCCCTCCAATACAAATATTGCAGGACCTTCAGCATCTGCTACGGGTAACGTAACAAACCAGGCTGTCCAGGTGCTACAAGGGCCCTATGCAATGAATACATATGGATCAGGAGTTAGTTGTCAAGGACCAACGATGAGTTTATCCCCATTTATATTGGGGAGTTTAAATGGTAATGCTGACCCAACTACTTATCAAACTCACAGTGGAAATGCTGGTTTCTCGCTTGGTTTTAACTTTCCTCTTGATGGAAGTCTTACAGAGATATGCAAGTCAAGAGCAAAAGTAGAAATAGCAAGACAACAAGCTGAAGCAGATAAAGCACGATTAGATTTTGAACTTGTAAGATTATTAAAGTGTGGTGAAGCAATGAAGAGTGGTGTTAGATTTCACTCAGAAAGTCCATATCATAAAATCTGTGCTGATGTAGAAGTTAAGTATCCATATGTGAAGGATATTGCAAATGGATCCAATAAATCCAATTAATGTACAATCCACTGATATTAAAATTGGTGGTCCTAATATAATCCCTACCATAGATCCACCTATCGTTAGATCAACGGAAGTTCCAGTTGTTAGGGGCCTTGCTTTACCTGTATTCGAAATGCCAGATACTTCAATCAAGTATCCAGTAATTAATGTTCCTACACAAGCAGAGTTTGATGCTGCAGTAAATGCAGAACGTCAAAAGCAAGCACAAGAACAGCAAGAAAAGACTAGAGGATTGCCTGATGTCAATTCTCCAGAACTTCCACCTGCAGTTCAACAGTTAACTCAACCTCCTGCACCTACTCCAGTTGCAGAAATTCAAGCAGATAAACCTCAACCTGCATTTACAATCAATGGAGTCGATATTAATTTACCTGACCCTTCTGTTGTTGCTACGGCTGGTGCTGTCGCAGTAGTGACTACAGCAACTACAATGGCATCCACAGCAGTGTTGAATGTATTAAAAAATGCTGCTGAACCATTCATCAAGGAAGCAACAAAGAATAAGTTTAAAATTAAAATCAAACAAGTCAAACCTGTCTTACATTATGTAATGGCAGAGTCTGGACGTGTTGATATCTTTGAATACTCTGCAGATGGAACAAGACTTGTAGCACAAACCGATAATGTAGAGCAGTATATTCGTGATGAAATTGAGAAGAATACTTTATATGAAATTGAAAATAAAGTTATTATTGACGAACCAGTAAAAGATAAATTCACAAAAGAGGGGCAAGAAAGATTTAAGTCTCTCTATGCCCCACCTAAAAAGATTGCTAAGAAATTATCTGCTCGTTTATCATTCTAAATTTTTTTCTTCCTCTTTTTGCAGGTCTTCTAACAAAACGAATTACTTCTGGCGGTTGTCGTTTAGGAATAGGTCTTCTATTTTCAAGCATTATACCGTCATTGGTGAGCAATCTCAAGACTATTAAAAAGTCAAGAATCGCTAGTTTCATTTTTCTTCTTTAGTTTGAAAGCTGCATCACCAAGAAAAGAACCTACTGCAAGCACAAGAACTTTTGCATATGCATCTCTACTTGTAGTTTCAAGTTCTACTTGTCCTTCTGTTTTAATAGCAACAGATTCCACAGCAGAAATCATAAATGCTGCCCAGATGATAATAAACAATCTAACAATATTAAAATATATCATTTCTGTCTCCTTGATTCAAGTAAAGCAAAATCTTTCTTCTTAGTTCCACCATCATATTCCCAAGCGTATCCTTCATCAATCATTTGCTGATTGACTGATTTCTTTTTATTGACTGCGGATACTTCCTTATCACCAATAAACAAATATCCTAGAATTCTACCGTATTTTTCGGTCGAATCTGGGAGTTCTGTTTTAACGATAACGTCTGTTTGACCTTCTAATCTTTTCTTGAGCCATTCTTTAACTTCAAGACCAAGTTTCTTTTCATTCGCATCAGTCGTTCTGCTCTCTGGGGTATCAACACCAGCAAGACGAATTCGCTTAGTAAGGGAGATATCAAAACCAAGATCAATAGCAGCATCAATAGTGTCGCCATCTACAACCTTAAGAACAGACTTGATTCTGTAAATGTAAGGATCCTTGTCCATTAGAATGGTAGTTTAAACTTCTCAGTATTTAGTTCTCCTATACCACCTTTAAACTTAGGAACTCCTGGAATAGGCAGTTTCTCAAATGCTTTGGTTACTTGTTTCTCAACAACTTTACCAACAAACTCTTCTGGATTGTCCAGAATCTTTTGTGCTTTTTGGTAGGTGATATATGCTCCTACGCCAATCGCAGCACTAATGCTCAGGCTTGTGAGTGACAGTATCAGACTTAAATGCTTCATCTTTCATTTCCTCATGAGCTAACTTTAATATGTAGTAGATTACATATGCAGTAAAGGAAAGTCCACAACTTAATAGTATGAATACACCCCAAGGAAATTCACTCATTCCAACAACCCTCTTGTTTGTGTATCCATACTTTTAAATCTTTTATATACTTTCTCAATATTTGTGCCTGCTCCTCATGCCAATAATCACCCGTCTCCATATGAAGGCGAGTATGATTATCTATGGCTTTGAGTATTTGATGGATGGGAGCATTCCAACACTCCCTTTTAGGCGTGTTCCATTCTCTTGGCATGGGATGATCAATGAGTGTATTTGATTGTAGCGAAGATATTCCAATTGACAACTACCAGACTCAATTTCGGCATAACCTACAATCATAAATGCAATCAAATCAATCACTTTTTCTTACCACCATTCTTTGCCTTTTTGGCAGTAGCATTTCCTTGGTTCTGCTTTTTATTACTAGCAGAACCTTTCTTACCTTTATTTGCTGACTTTGCCATTAGGCTCCTGTGCGTGGTTGTACTTGACCTTCCAAAACTTCAACTCTTTCTTCAAGAGTTGGTTCATCAGTAACGAATTCTGGTGCTGGTGGTTCTGGTAGTGCTTCTACCACAACTTCTCTGCGGGGTTCTTCTTTCTTTTCATCTTCATCACCACCCTTCTTCATTGTGTTAATACCGAAAGTAGCAGCAGATGCGGTGAAAACAGTAGCAATGAAAGTGGGGTCCATTTTAGATAGAGCCCCAGCATAACTAGCGGTAAGAAGAGCAGCAGACCAACCCAAGATAGCAATACGAATAACTTGTCCCATGGCGTTTTCTTTTTTCTTATCCATCAGTCTGTGTGATGATGTCCTTTTTATTTAGAATTTAAACTTAAGTTTTGCAGATACTGCTGTGTTAGAAACACCATCATTGATTTGATGGATTCCTTCGATAGCTACCATTTCTTTATAATCAACAGAAGCAAATGCTTCAACCATTCCGCTGGTTTCATAAGAACCACCAATAGTTAAACCATACAAGTTCTTCTTCTTTCCACCAAAACGATGTGAAATATTTAGACCTACCTCACCAGAATGTGAAGTTTCATTAATAGAATCAACAGTTCTTCTTGATTGGATAGATCCCTTTTCAACGAATCCATCTCTCTGATAATTACCAACAGTGTATCCAACAAATGGAGTTACATTCTTATTGAGATTCCAGAGTAGTCTGTTATTAACAAACCATTCTTTTCCTTGAGTTGAACTTTCATTTCTAAAAATATCCTGCACACTTCTCTTAACATTATATTTGTTCTGAGAATATCCAGCATTTGTTAAGAGTGAGAATGTACTTCCACGGAACATATTGAATATTCCATAATGCTTTTTAAGAAGTTTTGAAGTGCTGTTAACACCATCAAGATCAATGTTTACATTATTATATTGACCACCAATCGTCCAAGTTGGTTTAAGATCAATCTCCAATCCACCACCAGTAATTAGAGATTTTCCATAGTATCCATAGTCACCATTAGACCAAACATAATAGTTATTATTGAATGCTCTTACTCTATCTGTAGTTGGTTCAGTTGGCTCATGAATAAAAAGATTTTGTAATCCGCCACCAATCTTATCCAAGAATTCATGTTGATCTACACGACCAGAAAGAGTGTCATGAGTATTCTGACTATTAACGGATAAAACCAAAGAATTTGTGACAGTTCCATTACTATAAATATTCTGTTTTAATAAAGGAGTTTGAGTCTTAGTTATAAACTCTCTTCTAATATTTTGAACTCCTTTCTTTTCAGTTGCTCTATGATTTACCTTAGTAGTTACAACTACAGGAAGTCCTGGTGCAAGGATGGTTGCAGAATTCAACAGTGTTGGTGGTTGTGGAGTTGGCTCTGGTTCAGGTTCAGGAGTTGGCTCTGGTTGTGGTGTAGGTTGTGGTGTAGGTTGTGGAGTTGGCTCTGGTTCTGGAGTAGGTTCAGGTTCTGGAGTTGGTTCTGGTTCTGGAGTTGGTTCTGGAGTAGGTTCAGGTTCTGGAGTTGGTTCTGGTGTTGGCTCTGGTTCTGGAGTTGGAGTTGGAGTGGGTGCTACTTCATCAACAGATGGAGCATCTGGGTTGTTTGGTGCAACAGGAGTAAATGTCTGACCATTTGCTGTTGTAGTTCCAGGCTGACTATCAACTAAAAGAACTGGTGATAATGCAGTATCTCCAAGGTTGAACACTGCAAATCCTAAGAGATAATCACCATCGGCACCTACCTGATAAGTTGAATACTGCCATCC